TAAAAGTGATTACGGCCCATAGGGGTTCCTATGAACATCGCTTGGCCCTTCTGGTCAGCTAGGGCAGGCCGTAGGATGGTTTCCCATACACTAGGCTTCATATCCGCATATTCGTCCATGACAAGGAACTTAAGGGATACACCACGCATTGTTTCTGGACGGTCAGCACCTTTGAGACTGATGGTAGCACCGTTGACCAGTTTGATTGTCAGATTGTTAATGTGGCTACCTGTGATGACTGGGTTACCCAAGTCCATCAAGGTGTTCCACATGATGTCTCTAGCCTGCCCTTGGGTAGGAGCAACGTAGAAGACGTGTCCTCGCTCAGTCTGTAGGGCGTTGATAATAAGCATCCATGCCGCTAGACGGGATTTACCAGTACGACGACCTGCGGCAATAACTTTGAATCGCACAGGGTCACTAAAGACATCCTGTTGCCACGGAAGAAGTTCTACGTTAAGTTTGGTACTCACAAGTCGCCTTGTAATAATTCTTTTAACGACACATACTCGTCAACAAACCGTGGTTGGCTTAAGGGGACAATGTCAGAACCATCGCCTGCGCTCATAATGCCAAACTCTTCTGCAATTTCGCCCGCTGATGTTGGCATTGAGGCTAATGTTGCGGCTACTCCTAAAGGGCCAGATAATTTTTTAACTATAGCTCCTGCAGGGCCAAGTTTGGTTTTAACAACTTCAAAACCCTCGCCTAAGGTGTCTTGTAGATACTCAACAAGCTCAGTCGGGGTAAAACCTTTTTGATATGTACCTTTAGATGTAATAACCGACATAGGTTCTGGGCCGGGTTGACCTGCTTTAGCTGTTAATACGTCTTTTCCTCTTGTAGTGATAAGAGCAACTCCTCCGGGTTCTAATACTCTACCAATGTCTTGTACAATTTCATTCCGCATTTCTAAAGGAACAACATTTAAAACATTAAAGTTTGTTAGTCGTTTATATGAACTGCTTGGGATATCTTTAGCGTCACGATAAGTCGGTTGAAATCCTTTTTGAGGAAATGGCTCAAAAGAATCTGCATCTAATTCTTTTGCTCCTAATCCCAACCCCGCACCAAAATCTAAAGTTTTACCTTCTGGTATTTCTTTGTCAAGAATATCTTTTGCTTTTTTATATGTAGGCAGTGTTCCTGATATTTGAGTTTTTTGGGCGGCTTCGGGTGGAGGAATATCAAATAATCTAGCCATTGGCCTTAGCCTCTTTCATAATGTCGACAAGCTCTTTACTACGACGACCTACCTGAGTGTACCACTTAGAGTCAATCATCTCATTAGCGGCCATCAGGTAGTTACCTTCATTGACGTAACGTAGCATATTTTTAAATTGGCCTAGACGATTTCTGCCAAGGTTGAATGCCATGTTCACAAGAACCCTTTGGGCATCTGGAGCCTGACCTGCAAAGTTTAAGACAAGAGCGCAGGCATCAGTGTAAGCAACATCACAGTCCTTACGGAAGACATCAAGGATTCTTTCGTCAGTCACTGGTGTGCCGACAGGCCAAGTGTGCTCCATGTCTTCTTCGGTAACCATATGACCGATGCCAAAGGTCGGGTATCCTTCAGAACACAAGTAGATCTCAGTGACGTAACCTTCGTGACGAACTAAGTCTTCTTTTACAATTTCGATTAGTTCATCCTTCGTCATCTACAAGCTCCGCATCTATAATATCTTCTTCAGTGGAAACCTTAGGGTCACCAATGCCACTAATGGTAATCGACACTGCAGGACGACCACCACTAGCATTATCTTTCTCAAAGTAACTCACAGGCAACATACGATCCATTAAGAGTTTCCAAGCCGCCGCTTGGTTTTTATGGTCATCGTTTAGTGCCGCATCAAGAATGCTATCTAAGACCTTCTTGGACTTAGGTGAAGCCAACATCCTAGCTTTATATTCATTAATGATTGCGGTGTCGCCCGGAGGTCGACCAACCTTGTTCCTTTTTGTTGGTTTTTTTGATTCGACATCTTGTTTTCTAGGTCGACCAATCTTTTTACCACTAGGGCTTAAGGTTTCTTTGTAATCTGACACAAGTATTTTCCTTCTTAAGTGTTATGAGGGTACTTGATTGTAAAACATAACGACTAATTCTTAACGAATCACTCAATGGTTGCTCATTTGTACTTAATATACCTATATTATACCATAAAAATAACCAAAAGTCAAGAGGTATACTTAAGATTCCTTAGGATGCCCCAAGTTTACCCTTTTGTCAACCCCTTAGAGTCACTTTTATTCATTTAATTTAACTATGGATATCAAATAATTACATTAGTGTGACCAATGTGTTTCTTTTAGTCATTTTTTAGGTATTTCTTAGGGGTTTCCTGAGGGTTTCTTTAGTAAACCTAGGTGGGTACACTAAAATAAATAAAATACCTAGGGGCTCCCCCGGGGGTTATCCACAGGTTACCCACAAGAAAACAAAAGAAATCCACAGAAAAACCAAAGTTATCCACAGGAGCCAATAGCCAGTGGTGACACTTGAGCACACCTAAGGAGGCATCAGTGTTCTAAAGTGTGGCGAATGTGTGTGCTTTATGGTGCCTATGGCCACACCTAAGAAACACTATCGACAACCCAAGATCGATTGATAAATACAATTAGGTCATGATTGACCATATGCATATAATGACCACACACACACAGGAGAATTACTATGATTAACTTCAAGACTAAACAAGAGTACACCAATACTAACGCAGAGATCCTTGCGGATTCTGGCTATGGTTCACCATACTGGTTGACCTTCAAGCAGGCTCTAGAACTAGGTATGGTCGTCAAGAAGGGCGAGTCAGGAACGGAGCTGAAGCGTGTCGTGATCAAGAAGGTCAAGAACAAGGAGACCGGAAAGATCGAGGAAAAGAAACTACTCAAGCGTTTCTATGTGTTCAACCTAGAACAAATCAAGAAGCGTGAGACAACAGGAGAGGAGGCGTGAGCCTCCCTCTGGGATACAGGAGAAACACCATGAAAAAATACGTAGTTAAGCAGTCTATTGATACACTGGACACGAAACCCAAGGTCAGCGAACCAATGGAACACTGGGAGGCTGAGGAGCTCGCTAGTCAATGGATTGAGGAGGCGATTGACTTGACAGTACAACACTGGTCATACTGTCTCTCTGAAGAGGAGCTAGACGAAATCAGAGAGAATGAAACAGCACTAGTCAAGATCGAGGAGGCCTGAGATGGATTTAGCTATCAACTATCTAATCACGAAAGAAGCTGACGGTTTCTATCATCTACATGAAAAAGCTGTCAGGAAGGATAATTATCTTTGGATTGGTAGATACTCAGGATCAGAGGAACCAATCAAAAAGGCTGAGGAGTATATTGAAAGACACGGCGGAACGATCACAATAGATCTCAGAGGATCTAATGCCCACTGATGATGACTAGGTTGCTCTAGTCGAAACGATCGGTTTATACTGGTCGTCTGGGTAGCAACAGAAACAGGAGAACTACCGTGAAAACTGAATACATTGTTTACGGATTAGCGAAAGGCGAAACAAGGGATTACATGGAGACAATCCTATTGACTACGACAGAGCCTAAGCACATTGAGAAAGTCAAGGAGCTTGCTAGTGTCGACGGTTGGCACAGCTTCAGAGTGTCAACGTTTAATGGCGAAGCACCTAACTTTACTAATACACTGAACATTTAAGGAGAACTATCATGAGAAAAATTGAAAAAGAAATGAACTACGCTATCGCACAGGGTCGCAATTGGTCATCAGCTAACACAATGGTCAGAGTCGAACCAGAGACGAGACTACGCAAAATATATCTACATGGGCATCATATTGCTGACGTCGAAGTCTATACGAGTGGTTGGAGTTGGTCTGGTCACGTCAAGCCAAATCTAGAGACACTCTCTGACTGGCCGACGAATACGACGAAATCTAGGCTGAGAGCTCTTGGGGTTGACGTATACACACGCAACCACACCACATATGTAGACGGAGTGCCAGTCATCTAATGGGGTTGACAGTCTGATTGAGTGCTCTATACTGGGCACTCTTTCAACAGGAGAAAACATATGAAAGCATATATTGAACTGATCAATGAAGCACTCAACCTAGGATTTTCAATTAGTGTGATATCAGAAGAGGAACTAGAGATTGACGGATCAACCGATAAGGATGAGATCGTTGATATGGTCGAGAATCTAGATATGTCATGGCTAGAGTTCTACGATAGCGACCGATGCTATCGAGGATCGGCAACTATCAACCTATGCGTTGATGATGATGAGACAGTGTCGGATTACTCAATCAACCACACCACAGACACTTGCGCTCCTCAGAACTCCGACAAGTGGATTGAGGAGTGGTTTAACAGAGTCGTAATGGCTTGACCAATACGAGAGTGGTCTGCATAGTACAGACCGCATCTCAACACAGGAGAGACACAATGGAACTATTAGGTGTTATTCTGGGATGGCTTTTGTCGCCCTTTCGTGATCCAATGGACGAATCAGGAACCAATCGATATTGGGAGCATCCTGATTTTGAAGCTGAAAGCGATACAACAAAGGAGTCAGCTAATGACAGACCATGAGCAACAATACGACCCACAATTGCAATGGGTCATCGATGAAGTGATATTCGCTATCACTCAACAGAAACAGACTGACGCTGTTTGGTTTGAAGTTTATGAGACGATCACGGGCTCAACGGCTGATGATGCGTGGGACGAATACCAATTGCAACAGCGAATGGATGCAGAGGGTGAAGCACGATACGAACAGGAGCAGTATCACGATGAACTTTGTGATAGGTGATAGAGTACGAGCTAAGCACGGCTCAATGGTAAGTAATCAACGCCACTATGAGAACATACATGGTATAATTCTCAAAGATTACGGTGACGGTGATTTTAAAGTGAATTTTGGTGGTTACGATGATTTCTGTATTAGTGGTGAATATTTGATCAAGGAGCCAAACGATGAATAAAGTACCACCAGTAGAGCGTGACTTACTGACTGGCGGGCTCACGATGGAGTCAGCTAGTCGATGGTGTCAATTCCTTGCTGAGGAGTTCGATTGGCAGGGTAATAGGTCACTATCAGAATATTATAAACGTCGAGCACAGGAGCTCTCTGTGGCTCCTACGGGCTCTTTACATGACAATCAACTAGAGAAGGCAATTAAACAATGGAAACGATAACTTTTGCGGATGTAGCGTTGCTTTTTATAGCGACAATCGGAGTTTCAATGACTGTCGGAGGTCTGGCTTTTTGGGTCATCATGGCAATTAAAGACTGCAAGGAGAACGATTAATGTTGGTGACGTTGATTACTTTATGTATACTGTTTACAATGGCAATACTGTT